TTCTTCGGTGTCGAGGTACACGTAGTTACCCCACACCTTGAAGGTACCGTCGGTGTATTGAGCGAACTCACCCGACAAATCGAAGTCAAGACGGACTTCGTGGTATTGGAGAGCGATGAGCGGCAAATGCAAACCCGGGTTGCGGTTGAAAAAGAACACCAACGGCAAAAAGACGGTGTTGTCAGACGCCGTCGTCATCTTAGCCCAGTTAGCCTTCTTGGCTTCATCCAAGTACAACTCGGAGTAGAGGCGCCACCAGCGCTGGTAGTGCTTGTCGATGCGTTGGCCACCAATAGAAAGTTCAACATCCTTAATGGCACGCTCGGCGACCCAGTTGCAGTCGAGAGCATCACCAGTCTTGGACGCCAAACTCTTAGCCTTGAGTTCGACGTACATTTCACCGATCAAGTCACCATTACGCGCAACAGTGACAGACACACGGCCATTATCCGTAGCCGTACCATTGACAGTTTGTTCAATGTTTTCCATAGCGAAGTTAGTGTGGCGCTTGTAGACCGCCTGGAAGAAGGTAACCTTCGGGTTACCAGTCAAGTAGACGTCTTGGGCGCCGTAAGCGACGAGTTGCATGAGACCACCGGCCATTGTGAGAGTTTTTGTACTATAGACCAATATTTTTTTTCTGGCTGAAATCGCACTTGCTGCGAAAAATTTTGCCTTCGGTTTTCTCAGTGTAAGATAAAATGTCCTCCCATCCTGAAGAAGAATATGTCTCCGAATCTGGTTCTGAAGTCGACGTCGACATCGATGTCAAACATGAAGAAATTATCGAAAGTGACGAAGGTGAGGAAGATTATCTCATGACAGACGATGAAGGTTCCGATATTCCGGAAATTTTTGACGAACCGCTCCAGATGGAGGAACTTCTCACTTCGGTCCTCGCCACCCCTGACGGTGACACAGTTTGTTCGGCCCTGGTAAACATAGCTCACCATCTAGAGGTTCAGAATAAAATTCTTATTAAGGTACTCTCGACTGTCAACAAAAAATAAACTTAGAAAAATGAATTGTAATAAGATTAGCTATAAAATGGATACACATTACATTGACAGAGATCCGAATGTTACTGATTCCGAGATGGAAAATTTGAGAAATCAAATTCAGACCCTCGATCAAGAGCAAGTATTGCGTATCCTGGGACTTATGGAGGACAAGTGGTCTCTTACGAAAGGTAATTGCGACCCCCGTGATATCGTGCGTCTTGGATATGACCAATTTTTTGACCCTTCTGAGTTAGAAGAAGATGGGTTTCCTAGGCGCATTGAGATGAATACCGTAAATGGTAAGTTACAAAGAGAAACTAAATTTTTGAAAAGTTTGGGTAGTCGTGTAAAAACTATAAATTTGATGGAGCATCAATTAGAGGATCACGATTTATCGGTAGGTGAACGTGTCTGTCGCCTGATCAAACAGATTAACGAAGCATTTAAAAATATTAGATTACACTTAAACGCTCAAGAGCGTATTTTACATCCAAGACAAATCCCCGAAAAATTTGATGCAGACCCCGAGTACTTCGATGCCACACCAATGGACGAAGCCAAATTAAGTGAAATGACACCCTACCAACGTGCAATTGTTGCAGTTCTTGATGAGACGTCTAAGAAGAATATGAGGCGATACAAGGGTAAATGTTGTGTGCAACGAGTTTCGAATGGACATTATACACGGGCTTGGACGTCTACACACACAATTCAAGAGTTCGTTTATGAACTGGCTGAAAAGGAAGTGAACTTTGAAGTTTGGAAAGATTTGACTTCTCGTGGTACCGCATTTAGGGATGTTATCAATCACTTAACACACTGTGTTGACAGCGACTTCCCCGAGATTAAAAAGACTAGACATATGTGGTCTTTTCAAAATGGTGTGTTTATTGCAAAAGAATGGATTCCCGATAAGGGTGTTTATGATTGTCACTTCTATCCATTTGAAAGTAAGCAATTTAACTGTCTAGATCCGACACTGGTGAGTTGTAAGTATTTTGATCAGCGTTTCGAAGACTATTCTTATATGGAAGATTGGTGGTCTATTCCAACGCCACATATGCAATCTATCCTCGAATATCAGAAATTCGACGAAGAAGTTTCTCGTTGGGTATATGTAATGGGTGGTCGTCTTTGTTTTGAAGTCGGTGATATGGATGGGTGGCAAGTTATACCGTTTTTTAAAGGTATTGCCCGATCAGGTAAAAGTACAATTATCACCAAAATTTTCAAAAAGTTTTACGAAAATGAAGACGTTTCAACCTTGGGTAATAATGTCGAGAGAAAGTTTGGTTTGTCTGCAATTTGTGATTCTCTTATGTTTATTGCCCCGGAAGTAAAGGGTGACTTGGCACTTGAACAAGCCGAGTTTCAGTCTATTGTATCAGGTGAAGATGTATCAGTTGCTGTAAAGCACGAGAAAGCTAGGTCAATTGAATGGAAAACACCGGGTGTATTGGGTGGTAACGAGGTTCCGGGGTGGAAAGATAACTCTGGTTCTGTCCTCAGGCGTGTATTGCCTTGGAATTTTACTCGCCAAGTAAAGGATGCAGATCCTCAACTTGACGAAAAGTTAAGCGGGGAGATTCCCACAATTTTGTATAAGTGTGTACGCGCTTATCTGGATTATGCTCAACGTTACAGAAATAAGGATGTATGGAATGTTGTACCAGACTATTTCAAGAAGATACAAAGACAGGTTGCGATGGTTGCGAGTACTTTGCACAATTTCTTGGAGTCTACAAATATTGTATACGGAAAAGACTTGTGCGTTCCACAGAAACTCTTTGTCCAACTTTTTAACCAACACTGCAATGCCAATAACCTAGGCAGACCCAAGTTCAATCCAGACTTTTATGCGGGTCCGTTTAGCTCTAGAGACATCGAAGTCAGGGAAGAATCCATGACATACAAAGATCGTTTGTATCCTCGACAGCCATTTATCTTTGGTTTAGATATTGTCGAAGAAAACCTAGGCTTCACAGACGATTACTAAAAAAAATAGTACTAATTATTAATATGAGCTCTGGTGTAAAAGAGTTCTTGAGAAAATCAAATGTGGAGATACAGACCACACCTTCACCCACAGCCACAGTCTCGAGTTCTTCAACCAATACTATTAATAATCAGTTGTCTCGCAATATCGAGATGCAAATGTTAAGAAATCAACAGTTTCCAAACAAGATAGAAAATAGTATTGTCAATAATAACAACTATGGAGAATTTGCACAATTTGTCTATGATAGTAATGATAACAACACATTGTCTACTCCTAGCCCCGTGAGAAATGTGGGTCTGGTTATGAGTAAATTAAACCCTGGTATGTTCAATGCTACGGTCAACAAGCATTTTAGCTCGGGTTCGAGAATAGATTTGAAAAAGATACTGATGGTTCCGATCAAACCCAAAACACCTATAGGAGATGGTCTTTATATAGAAACAAAGGAAATCAAGGGTATATATGGTCGTTTTCAGACAGGTTTTATATCCACAAAAAACTACGGTCAAAAGGGTAGTTTAAATCGAAACTATTTCAGTGTTCAATTTACATTGGATATTACTATTGGCAATGAAAAGAAGGGGGTAAGTGTGAATTTTTACAAAAATGGCAAGATTCGATTTTCTGGTGGATTTGTCGGTACAAATATTGAACGCCAAGCTGATCTCATAAGAAATTACATGGTTAACACATATACTGCCAAAGAATCTTTTTTATATAACCCATTTGAATATAATAATCTGAGTGGTCAATTTAGAGTCAACGGATATTTTAAGAATTTCAACTCTTTATATTCACGATTTCTTAAAAAGTATGGTGGACAAAGTGGCAAATATGAACCAGAACTTTCACCATTTATGTATTTGACATACAAAGACCATAAGTTTATACTAGCGTCATCCGGTAATATTCAGATTTCGGGTTCTACTACACCTGAACGAATGGTTGATGCATACAACAAAGGTATGGAACTTATGCGCATGTTTAATGAAAGTGGGGAAATAATTATCACTGGAAATATAACAAACAATACAATTGTTCAAAATAAAAAGAAAGTAAAAAGTAAAGTTCCAAAGAAGTTAACTCCGTCACAAATAAAAGCATTAAAAGTTGATGGAAAGCAGTGTATGCGAATGCCAAAACCACAACTTTTACATTTGGCCAAAACTTTGGGAGTTGTTGGTATAAAAAATACCACGAAAAAGGAAGAAATTTGTAAAAAAATTAAAGCCATAACAAATACCAAAACAACTTCTTTTAGAAACACAAACAAAAATAAAAATGTTTCACTGAGTGGAACAAATAAAACTTTTAAGGTTGGTAGATCTATATGCAGCAATTATTCTAAGACGGAACTCATACGAATTGCTAAAATACTCGGTATAAAAGTTGAAGACAAAGACACAAAAATTTCTTTGTGTACAAAGATAGAACAATTTAGAAATAAAAAAGTTGCACCTAAACCTGTAAATAAAGTGACACCCAAACCAAGCAGAAAAGAAGTAGCTCAAAAGAAAAGAAATGTGAAGAAAGATGTGGTCACAAAAAAGAGGCGCCTCGATGAAAAATCAATCAAGAATGACATTGTCAAATTATACGGAAAAAGATGGATGAATAAATATAAAAACGTCATACCGTCGATAAATCAAGATGTTAAAAATGTTAAATCTAGATTAAACACAATCAAGAAAACAAACAAAACAACAGGTGTCCCTTTTAAAAGAGACGCAGACTTAATCAAAAAGAGAATGGTGAATCGTTGGAAACGTGAAAGAGAAAGAGATCTCGAAAGAAAGATCATAATGACACAAATAAATACACGTGGTATTAATAAAAATTTAGCTAATACATTCAGACGAGATGCCACAAATTATATAATGACTCATGGACCTACTAAGAAACAACTTGAAAAATATAAAAACTTATGGATCAACTTGCGAAAAAAATAAAATGTAACTATATTTTAGAATGTCATATTTTGCAGTGACATCAACATTTTTTATAAGTGTTGTTATATTTGTTTTATTTTTTGGTTTGATTTTGAGTTACACGTGTACAGGAGGAACTTTTAAGATAAAGGATTACGACGGGTCCAAGTGTTTTAAATTTATTGACTATAGTGTGTTATCGGAAAAAGGACAACTAGAAACAGAAACGATATCCTCTGACTTTGATCCAGATCAAGGAACTGTAGATTCGGAGGCCGAACCATCCATCGATGATGTGTTAACTACCACACTCCAAAGTGCAATTATAGAATTCGGGGGGGAGCAAGAAAGTACACCCACTCAGGACCAGGGTTCAGCTCCCGCACAGGACCCGGGTTCAGCTCCCGCTCCGGCTCCAGACACAGGTCCAACACCGGAAGAAATATGCAGAGATGGTGATATATGTAAATGTGAAACAGAATGGACTAACTGGAGTGATTGTAACGTTGTTACTTCGAAGACCAAAAGATCCAGATGTCGTGGACCAAATGATCTTATCGAAGAAGAAAGGGATTGTACATGGTGTCGCGTTGGTAACGTGTGTCATTGTGAAACCGATTGGGAGCCGTGGGGACCGTGTGACACAACGACACTGAAAATAAAAAGAAGTAAATGTAATGGCCCAGGTGATTTAGTAGAAGAGAAAATGGATTGTAGATGTAGTTATGGTGACTGGGGAGAGTGTAGTAAAACATGCGGACCTTATGGTTATAAGATGAGAAAACGTGAAGTATTAGAATATCCAAATGAAGGCATGGATCCGACTGAATGGGAGAATGGAATTTCATGTACCGAATATGAATTAGAACCCTGTAATCAAGATATACAATGTCTCGGGTGTTGTGAATCAGAATATTCAATGTACGACTATGGTGTGAAAACGTCTATAAATGAGATTAATAAAAATAACATATTTGATATATATCGCGGTGTTTTGGGTAATGTTCGAGGTGCATCAACATTAAAAATACAAATAAATGCAGGTGGTGATAAATTAAAAATTAATGGTAATGTGTATATTTTTAAATACGGTACAACCAATACATACACAGATGGGACACGTGATTATGTTTTTATACTTTATCAATCGGGAATGTATGCACACCTGTACGATGTAAATTCGGATGAAAATGTAGTTTTTGAAAGAAAAGAACAAATAAATTGTAATTATTGTGATTAAAATATTTCGTAAACGTATGAACACCGAAGAAACTCGTGAAAGAGATCATTGGTGTCAAAAACAAGAAAGCCTTCTCAGGAGATGGGCAGAAAAGACAGCCGGTTACAGGTGGTTACATAATCATGCAAGACTTCATTTTAAAAAACAACATGATTATTTATCCTATCCAAGTATTGTAATTTCGAGTATCACCGGTGTGGGCGGTTTTGCTGTTTTGAATCCAAGTGGTAATGATAATGTAGACGATTCTACAAAAACAAAGATTATGATTGTGCAATATATGTTTGCATTCTTAAATGTTTTGGGTGGTATTTTGACATCCATATCTAAATTCAGTCAAAGTCAGCGATTATCCGAGTCACATTCTAATATGTGTATTCTGTATTCTAAGTTTTACAGAAATATTGATATGGAATTATCACTTGATGTACAACATCGTGCAAATGTTGTAGAATTTGTTAAAAAGGCTAGAGAAGAATATGATCGTTTGTTAGACGAAGCACCAGATATTCCTGCATTAAGTATAAAAGCTTTTAATGAAGAATTTCCAGACAGAGATAATAAACCAGACGTTTGTAACGGTTTGAATATTATCCCAGATGATGTATCTGTAGGTTATAATAAAAGAGAAGCTATAAGAAATTGGGTCAATGCCGTATCAGGTGTAATAAAGGGGCGGCGAAGTAGAGACGGAATAGAGAATATAGAACTCGGACGTTTAGAATCAACTTAATCTTTCGTTGCATGTTTTGTCGATAAATACACTATAAAATATAACAAATAAAACTAAAGCCGGAACTAAAATATATTTGAGTCTTGGAAATATAGCCAAACCGAGTATTATTGAAATTATTATGTAAATATACAAAAATTGAGTATATTCAATAATACTTCTCTTTATGCGATGAGCGTTTAATGTACCTGGATATGATACAAATACAGCATTATTTTTCTTATCTTTGTGAGTTGGTGGTACATTTTTGAAGATTTTTTCTTGTTCATCTATTTTTATAAAGTTGTGTACTTTACACAAATCATTTAAATTTCTTTGGTCGTCTTCACAATCCATTTCATTTGCTTGGTTTATTACAATCTTCAAATATTTGACATAACCCATGTAAAGACCAGAATTAGCTGTATTATTTTCATCACATGTACCAAATATAATTTTAGAAAATGGTCCAAATGGCATAGGATCTTTAGACACAAGAACACCACAATCATATGACTTAAATATTTTCACAACATCTTCTGGACTTTTGTTTATTTTTGTATCAAAGCCATCAACGAAAACAATTATGTCATCGTCATTTTTGGTTTCGATATGTTTAGACATTGCTTTATATTTATCACCAAAACCATTCCATTTTGTTCCCCAACCCAACACAGTCACCTTCTGATTGAAATTATTATTTACTAATTCTTCAAACATGCCTTGTGGTTTGTTGGCGTAAGTCACGAGTTCAAACGACATATTTATATAAAGCAAGAAATAAATTTAAAAACAATTGTTTATTAATTGTTAGATGAACATTGGAATTTTAACGGCAGGAGGAGTATGTCCGGGTGTAAATACATTGATACGATCAATTACACTTCGTGAAAGAAATCAAGGTAATAATGTGCACGGGTTTTGTCACGGTTTTCGTGGTTTAAATAAAAACGTTAAATGTTATTTTGACCAAAAAAATATCGAAGAAGGGCCAGGTACTATTCTGAAAACATCATATGATTTTGTGGATGTTGAATCAGCTGTTAAAACTCTTGAAGATTTTGACAGGCTTTATTGTATTTGTGGTAACGAATCTATAAAGTCGGCCCGAGATCTCGCACTCGATGAAAGAATAGATACGAATATCATAGGGATTGCCAAGACAGTGTTTAATGACATCCCGGGTTTGGAATCGATTGGGTTTCAATCGGCTATTCAGGAGCTTGCAAGATATATAGATTGCGCTTATGTTGAAGCCATTTCGACCAATACGATTGTTTTTTTAGAAGTACCCGGAAGAAACAGTAATGAATTAACTATACACGCAGGTCTTGCAAGAAATTCAAAAGTTACAAATGTTATTTTGCCAGACATGAAAGGTAATCACGTTACCGACATTGAGTATAGTTTTGCAAAGAGAGGCTACGCCGTCGTCGTTGTTTCTGAAATATGCGACCATCAACGAATCGCTTCTAATCTTTCTAGCGATGTTAAGGTTATTACCCCTGGTTATCTTATCCGTGATTCTGGGGCGTGTGTCTACGACACTATATTAGCTGAGCGTATGGTCCGTGAAGCATTCGATCATGCTCAAGAAAATAAAAATTTCATCAAAGGTGCAAATAGGATTATTAAGTTTAACGACTTTCTTAGAATAGCATAATTAACTTAAAGAAAAGCCTATATGTATAAGAGAGATCCTATAGCTCAGTTGGTTAGAGCGCGGTGCTTATACAATTATGTATATTTGAGTGTAGTAAAATACACATGAGCGACGCCGATGTCGTGGGTTCGAGCCCCACTAGGATCATTTTCTTTGTATATTATAAATGCTTCTCCAAAACAATATAGTTCTTGTTTTTTTGTTACTTATTCCTGTTGCAGGTATTGTGTCACATGGTAATTTTAATTACTTTCCAATGTTGACTACACAAATAGAAACACCATTTATTTATGGTATGATTATCATGCTACAATCATTTTTTGGTTTATCTGGACTTACCGAAACCCCCAGTCGAGTTAAGAATTTAATGAATCAAAAATGGTTTAGATTTTTTACAGTCATGATACTTTCTTATGCCGCCACAAGAGACATAGAAGATTCAATTTTCCTTATGTTAATGTTCCTTGTATCAATTCAACTTATCAGGACCAAGGAGGAGAGAAAGAAAAATCCATACATATTATAAAATGAGGTATAATTCCCTACGCCGATTAGATTTCAAGGTAAGATGGGGTTTGCACAAAACAGGTTTAGTTCAAGATCATCATGTGATACCTAGACAATTTAAAAATCACGTTGCAATGAAAAACTCTGGATATGACATGAATTCTAGTAAAAATATAATAATGATGCCGACACGTCACGGTATACACACACTTAATTTGAGAGAAAATAGACTTGTACACGAAGGCAATCATAAAGAATATAATAACTTTGTTGGCGAAATGCTAGAGATTATAAACGACGAAGACGAAATGGACTATCTCACAAATATTTTAAAAATGGGATGTCGAAGAAGACCCAAAGACATACCGTGGTAATATTTATTTCCATGGGAAGTCTGCATACCTACTTTTAAGTATAGGCTCACCCTTGTCATAAATGTGACAGCATTGCTTATATCTGTCAAACCCATCGTGACAACTTTTTACATAATTATACATTTTAACAGTTTTATCATGCCCCCCATGCCTTAATTTATTTTTATTATTTACACACACCTCGTCAAACAAATATAAATTATTATCATTTATACCAGTTTCTGGATTTTCGTCGTAAATTTCTCTCAATAATATGTAAAATTCTATACAATTACTGAGATAGAGAGGTTTATCAGAACCTTCTGACATAAAATTGATCAAATCTAAGAATATACTTCTTCCCGGACCGGTAGCTATTATTCCATTATAGATTGATCCACTTTGAATACTTAATACTGTATATAAATTGTTTTCATCGGTAAATATTTCGCTAATTGGTTTTATTAACTCGGTTTTAATATCCATATATATACCACCATATTTATACAAATAACAGTACCTGAAAAGATCAGCCTTGTGAGCTTTCACATTTAGTGATTTAAATTTATCAGCCAATTCCAAACTATAGTGTTTTGATATAAATTCATAACAATCGTCATCATCAAATACTTTATGTTCATAACCTTTTGCATACTTGTTTACATTTTCATAAACTTTTGATGGAATTTTATTTTTTGAGCTGTATGTTTGAACTAAAACTTTTGGTATTTTCGTGTTATGTTCTGTCAAGGGTATTTTATTTATGTTTATTCTATTTCTCAATTTGTTCCACAATTTAACCATTTTGTACGAATAGGATATGTTTTCACACACTTTGTCTGGATTACCCCAACCATATTTTACCGTGTCTTTATAAGGTCCATTTTCGGAACTTTCTAAAATAATATCAGTATATTTATTAATATCTATTTTCATACTTGAAACATATGGAATTAAATAATCTCCATTTTTGCCAATAATATTTCTATATTTTTCGTTATCCTTTTTGTAATTTGGATTTTTAAAATCTTCCATGCACTTGTCATACCATTCCTCTATGAATGGATGTTTAGGTGGAGCCTTTATAAAAAAGTTTTCCACACACGTAACACCATCTTTAGAGAAACGATCGGCTTTATAACAAAATACTCTTTTTTTGGGTAGCCATGAGTGTAATTTTTGTGTTAAAAAGACACTTGCATCCATCCAAATACCGCCATATGTTTTCAAAAGATACAATCTTATGAGATCTGATTTATTAGCTTTAATTTTTGTATTTTGGTTTATTTCATTTATAACATTAATGGGTATCCATCTATAAATATTAAAATCATTCAGTACTCTAACATCTTTACATTTACCGACATGCTCCCAGTTTTCTAAACACCTCTTAACAACAGTTGGTTGAAATGGTGAATGCCAATAGGTCCACACAGTGTTTTCTGTGATTGGACTTTGTATGAAAAGTACTAATGTTAATAAAAGAAATATCAAAATCAATACCCACATTCTTACTTAAACACGAGATTTTATTAATGATTAAGTATGAATGTCATCGATGTATCCGGGCTCGTGAGTTCTATTATAATATGTCTCATGTTTGTACCCGAAGTGATTCATGTATACAAATATAAAGATGCCAATGCCCTGAGTTACACATTTTTAAATTTAAATTTAATTGCCAGTATATTAGGTTTGATTTACTCAATATATTATAATGTTGTTCCCATGACAATTACAAATATATCGGCAGGATTATTTTCATTAGTCTTATTTCGGTTCAAATATGTAAATGAGGTTAAAGAAAACACACAATTAGATAATATAGTATAGCCGGCCTTAGCTCAGTTGGAAGAGCAACTGACTGTAGACACTTAAGTCTAAATAACTACTGGAATCAGTTTGTCACTGGTTCGAATCCAGTAGGCCGGATTTATTCCGTCTTAGCTCAATTGGAAGAGCATATGGCTGTTAACCATAGGGTACGGGGATCGAAACCCCGAGACGGAGAAACGCTCGTTTAACTCAGATGGTAGAGTGCAAGCCTTGTAAGCTTGTGGTCCGGGGTTCGAACCCTCGAGCGAGCAATCATAAGGATCTCTTTTTTTTACAATTTATATTCTAGATTGTAAAATAGAGTTTTTAATTAGTCTCTGAATGTAACTAAATCACCCCCTTCTGCCGGATGTAGCAGACCCATATTCGCTGTAATATTAGTATCACACTATAAGTCGACTCTGTTTTGTTTTCCAATATATTTACAATATTTAGTGTGTCGGTTGGTTGTCCACACCTCGGTTTCGACGCCGTTATTAAGATCAGTTACTCTATAAGCTGGGGTACAACCCAAACTCCCACGGCATTTTTTCGGGATCTGGTTCCAAGACTTTGCTGTTGTTACAGCTACACATTCTTCCTCATTTTTACACCGTTCTATACAAGTCCCTACAGATGCCTTATCAGTGTCCGTTTTATACACACCATTTTCATTAATCTGGCATTCCTGTGTAATTTTATAATTATTCTTTTTACACGGTTCTGTGTATTCACCCTCCAACGCAAGTTGCTCTACTGTACATCCACCACTAAAGTTATACACATCATTCCTGTATAATACAGTACCATCTGCTCTACATTCCGATAATTTCACACCACTTACCACCTCACATTCCGGACACCCTGCACACTCTTCCTTATGTGATGCTGGTATGGATACTGTTTCTAATGTATAATATCCCGTGCCAATGGGTAAACCATCAACTTCATATTCAACGAAACGTTTGGTTTTTGAAGTTAAGTTGAAAACGCTGTCCGACCACCGCATTCGACCCTGAACGGGGTCGTGGTACCAAATTGGATTTTTCTGAGTAACACAAGTTTCTCCTTCTGCGGGTAAACACTTATTAGATTCGTCTGTTTTTTTGTATTTTATAGGTATACTTTCTCCGATATCTGTCTTATTAAATATATCATAACGTTGACTTATATTTAATACTTGATATTCATCGATTGATAAATATACATATCTAAGGCCTACAATTGTATCTAATTCTAATTTTATTTTGAATAAGTATACTTCATATGGAATAAGTAATCGGACTGAATTATTCGCCGAATTTTTAAACAAGTCCGGATGTGTCAATTTCTGTACAACTTTTTGCCTTCCTTGTGGGAATATATTAACAAACCAACTCTTCCCATAAAGCTCAACGTTGTCACCGTTTTTCCATGATACATAAATGAATCTTTTATTATACTCCGAAGATGCAAAAAATGGTGTCAAAGTAAACATGGAATTATCCGAATTCGTGAGTTGAAAATCTATATTTATATCTTTTTCAATAAACATATTATTTAAATTTCCAAACATATCGTCATAATAAACATGAAATTTGAAACCAAATACATCTCCACCATAATAAATTTCTTTAAATGATATTTTAACAAAACCTGACATGGATGTATCAATTTCACCCTCGTAGTAGTCATCTTTATTGGAAATGATATAAGCTTTCCATCGAGCAACTTGTTCACTCTTTAAAAATTTATCCTTGAATTCTTGTTTACTGTCATCCAGAGGAAATGTTATCACAATATTCTTGATTTTTTCGTTATCAAGCATGTCGGGCGGTGAACCTGTATAGTTTGACCTTCTTTTGGTAAAATATAAGTAAGCTACCAAAAGAAACAAAACAGTCACGATATATCGCCTGTCCATTAAACATTACCAATATTTTTTTTAAACATTCAATACTTTTTGTTTCCATCCTTTCAGAGATATATCACTTTCTTTACACCATGGGTACACTTCTTCACCAACAAAGTTAATAGCATCCATTCCAGACTCTATACACTGTAAACAGTTGTCTTCACTGTCATCTATTATGAGACCAATATTGAGAGATCTGCATATGTCAACTTTCTTAACTTCATTGGGTGTAAAACTATTTGTTAAAATCACATCGTCAAATAATCCTGGGAAATAGGTATCTACCCAGTTTTCAGTGGTATCTCTCACAATATCTTGACGACCTGTTAGAATGTACATCTTATCACATTGTTTTCTAAGTTTTGTCATTGCATATTGCGATCCTTCAATTGGTTTTAAATAATAAAAGTCTCTAGATCTGTAGAAATCATGAAGAATTTTTTGTGATTCTTGTTCTGAAACAGTAAATATTTCCCTGTAAAGGTATTTATATTTGGGTGTTGTGGGAAGTTTTTGACCTTTCCATCGTGCCATAGGTCTGAGTAATTCGAGCAAGACTTCGTCCATATCAACCGCAAGCTTCCTCAACATTTATAATTATACTATATATTGTGAGAATACCCTGAACGCAAAAAAAAATATAAATTAATAGTAATGATAACAGGGGGACATATATTTGTATTGTGTTTAATCCTTTTGTTGATATATTTACTTTTTAATAAAAGTAAACGTGAAAAATATGAATACAAAAGTCACACCATCGACGTATCATGGACAAATGGAGACGGAACGTTTGCCATCGTAACAAAATGGATAGTAGTTGTAGTCACACCCGATGGAACCAAATACACAGCTGAAACAACTAGCCTAGAAGATAGAACAGATGGCTCAACTGTCAACCTAACGGTGAATGGCGTTGTTTTGAAGCC